AGTGAAAATCGATGAACGTTTTTCTATTAAGGCAGGTGCTACAAAAGGGCCTCTTTACCCCCTTGACCAGTGCCTAATGCCTGCTGACCGTGTCAATTGTTTTTTACCAGGTACAAAAATTGAAGGTGAATTTATTAAAGCTATGAAATCACTCTATCATGGGAAGGCCGTCGAGATCGTAACTAACAGTGGGAATATACTCAGGGTGACCGGTAAGCACCCCATATTTTCCGAGCAAGGTCTTATCTCTGCTGATTCTATTAACGAGGGAGATAACTTGATTGCCTGCAAAAGAGATATCAAAAGGCCAGTTAATGATTTTCCTTTTGCTGGTTCTTTTCCAACGTATGAAAATGATAGCCCAGCCTGCATTGAGCAAATATTTAGTGCGCTTTCTACCGTTAAGTTTAATGAATTCCGCAGGATAGGTTCCACTGATTTCCACGGCGATGGGAAATTTATCAAAGGCGATATCGAGATTGTAGGGGCCGACATGCCACTGTTGATTAATAGCAAATCCAGCATTCCGGAAATAAGCGGAGAGCTCATTCTCGAATGTGTAGATTTTGTTTTGAGCATCAAATGTGGAATCGGCTCTTCTATTTTTGGTGATGATAGTGTCAACATTACCTCGGCGTGCATTCCAAGCAGCCGAGCATTTGTTCTCAACCAGCTTTCTATCTTTCTTAAGTTCTTTCCACTTAATAAGTTCTTGTTCAGATTGGGTCTTGAGTGTGATACCGCCTTGTTTAAGAATTCTATAGATGGGAGTCCTGGAAGTTTTGAATATTCTGGAAATAGCATTGACACTTTCTCCACTTTTATAAAGGGAGATAATCCTCTCGGAATTACCATCAATAGTTTCATTCCTATTTCTATAATTAGTAGAAGCTCTTCTCTGGATTTTAGCTTCATTAATGATTTCATAAAAAGTATGTGTTTTGATGCCAGCAATATTAAGGATCTCTTGAATGGGAAGTCCAGAAACGTACAATTTGATGATGTGGTTTCGGTTAATCATTTTAATCACTCCGGTTTCGTTTATGATGTCGAGACACCATATGGATGGTTAATTGCTAATGATATCATTGTTTCTAATTGCCGATGCTCTTGTATTTTTAGTACTGAAGCTTAAGCTTAGCATAATATTTAAAATAAGTCAATAATAATCGTAATCTCTTAGAAAACGTGATTAAGGAGGAGGAAAGCATGAAAAAGAAAAAAGTAGAGTATAGGAACTTCACCCCGGAGATTCGGGCAGAAGGCGATGAGGACTACATCTTCGAAGGATATGCAACAACTTTTGATACCGTGGATAGTTACTCATCCAGCTTCAGGTCAGGAGCCTTTAAGAAAACCATCTCAGAAAGGGGAGATCGGATCAAAATATTGTGGAATCACAATATGGATGAACCGATAGGTAAGATCATCGAAATCCGGGAAGATAGCAAAGGCTTATTCGTCCGTGGATTGCTGACTAAGGGGGTAACGAAGGCTGATGATGTCTTCAAAAATCTGAAGGCTGGGGTCATTGACACATTGAGCTTTGGGTTCATACCGGTCCAGAGCAAGAAGGTTGAGGGGATCAGGCAGATAACTGAGGTCAAGCTTTATGAGGTTAGTCCAGTCACGTTTGAAGCCAATGAAACGGCTGAAATCACCGAAGTAAGGGACGAGGACATCAAGATTCCGTCTCTTCCGGAGGAATTGTTGAATAAAGATGGAACACTGAATACAGGTGAGGCAAGAGCCGAGGACTTTGATGAGAGCCTTGCGACCATTGAGGCATACAACGGCGGTTGGAATATCATGGATGCCTTGCATGAGACTATCTGGGATATATGGTGGGCAGTGGACGAGAGCACGGTAATTTCCAAGCTTGATATCGCCTTGTCCAAGTTTCATTCCTCCTATTTGGCATGGGCCAAGAGTTACGTTGATAAATTCTGGGAGACCAGGAAATTGGCAATGTCGAAGAATGACCTGTCAAAAGCGTTTATTTCAGAGAACACAGAGTCGATAGAGGTCATGTCACAGGAGACTTCTTTCACGACAGATGAATTAAAAGCACTTTCTTCCGGGAATATCCTCCCCAAAGAAAGCCGAGGTAAATTGACCGAGTTACCGGAGTCGATCCGGTCAGCTCATCAACAAGAAAGAAGTAGAGTCGTTGAGGCACTCTGCGATGAATTGAGGATTGGTGGTTTTAGCGAAGCTGAGAAAGTACGCTTCAATGCCTTGCTTGGGCTGAAAGAGGAAGTTCAGCCTCCAAGTGTGGTTGTGAAGTTAGCTGAGATCAGAGAAAGTTTGAATAAATAAATGAGTAAACGAAAGGAGTTATAAAATGCCGTTAGAACTGAAGAAATTTAACGAGGAACTTAATCGCACCTTCGAAGAGTTTAAGAAGAGAAATGATACTGCGATTGCCGAGGCAGAGGCGAGGTATGGTGAGGTAACGTCCGAAACCGCATTGGTTGTAGAAAAGGTCAATGCGGACATCACCGAGCTTCGGAAGGTTATAAAGGAATTCGAGAAGAGAATGAATCGACCGAATTTTTCCCCGGATAACCCGGAGTTAGATGAGGCTGAGGCGCTGAAGATCAGAGCATTTGATAAATGGCTGCGTCACGGATTCGAGGGAGAAAAAGTGGTCTGGACGCCTGAGGAGAAGAGAGCATTATCTTCAGCATCAGATGGTACTGGTGGTTTCTTGGTGCCTATCGAGTGGGAGTCTGGAGTGATCATGTTGGCTTATGACATGGCTGAGCTTCGACCGATTTGTCAGGTGGGTACAACTGGCCGGGATACAGTTCAGCTGGGATCTCTCTCCAAGCCTACTGTGGCATGGGGCAGGCAGAATATTGCGATCACCACTCAGACATTGACCGCAGGTGGTGAGCGAATCACGATTTATGATCTGCGAGCTATTGCTCTGTTGCATAACAATACCCTCGAAGATGCTGAGGCTGATATAAACTCTGAACTGAACGATGCCTTTTCACGAGCAGTTGCTGAGGCTGAAGATGATGCTTTTGCAGCCGCTGCCGGGGATGACTCTCCCAAGGGAATAACCTCTGATGCCAGAGTTCAGGCTTTATCTTCTTCAAGTGGTGTAGCAGCTGCGCTTTCCGACTCCTCGAATAATGGAGTTGATGCCTTGGTCGATGTGCTCTATACACCGAAAAAGACTTATCGTAAGAATGGTACTTGGGCGTTTAACTCTACCACGGAATCGGTCATTAGGAAGCTGAAAGACGGAGAAGGTAGATACCTCTGGCAGCCTCCGGTTCAGGAAGGACGTCCAGCGTTACTGCTTGGCAAGCCCATCGTGAATCCTGAGGGAATGCCCGATATAGCCGCAAATTCATACCCGATCTTGTTCGGTGATTTCAAGGCTGGTTATAAAATCCGTGATCGAAAAGGACTCACTGTTCAGAGACTCATTGAGCGATATGCAGAGTACGATCAGACCGGGTTTAAAATCGTCAAGAGGGTTGGTGGACAGGTAACATTGCCTGAAGCGTTTGCACCGATGAAAATCGCTGCATCATAATCATTGTATTATGATCATCGTATTATAGACACTGAATAAAAGGAGGATCGTTATGAAGTATAGAAATTTTGTAGTATCTGTTTTTGTGTCACTTTTGCTTGTGATAGGCACAAATGCTTTTGCTACGGACTATTACAGGCCTTGGGTGAAGACTCAGGACCTGACCGTTATGAATGTCCCCGTCTTCGAAGCTGGACTCGGCATCGAAACCAGTGGCAACGTCTGGTATGTCGATTCAGGCGCTTCTGGTACAGCGGCTGGGACCTCATGGACCAATGCGAGTCTGACCGTTGATGCTGCTATCAATTTGGCGACTGCTGCAAACGGAGATCTTATTCGTGTAGCGGCAGGACATGCTGAAGCTTACACTGCGGCTAATGGGTTTGATTTAGACAAAGCTGGTATAACCATTGTTCACGAAGGTTCAATAGGCGCTCAAGCAACTTATACCTATTCCGATACCGATGCAACTATTGCGGTTGGTGCTGCTAATTGTCGTATTTTTGGTGGCCGATATCTCGCAGGTATAAGCGGAGTAGTGATCGGGATCGCTGTTGAAGCTGGCGGAGATGATTTTGAACTTATCGATGCGGTATTTCCAGAGCCTACAACTTCGTCATGGGAGTTCGTTGATACGATTGATCTCGCTGCCGGAGCAGATGGAGTGAAGATAATCCGACCGGTTCAGTTTACAGCTGATGCCGTTGGTGCAGCTCATTTTATTGATGCTGGCAATGGGGTTAACAATAATCTCTCAGTTATCACTCCGTATCTGTATGGAGAATATTCAGTGAGTGCGATCTGGTCTGATACCGTCGATCTTGAGGTATTAATTCAAGGTGGTTGTATAACCAACTTGACTGATGGCCAACATGCAATCGAGTTTACTGGTGCGGCATTAGGATCAATAAAGGACATCCTCGTTCGAACCGATGTCCAGACTACTGCCGTTGATCCTGGTTCACTCACTTTGTCAAACGTCGTATGGGACGATGATGAAGTAGCTGATTCAACCTCAAGCCCGGTTGTGTTGGGTGCTGATGGTCCGGCGACGATAGGACAAATTGATAGCACTACGACTGATAGCGTTCATGGAAAGATCGGAACCGATGCGGAGATGGGAGATGCGTCTTTGTATGATCAGTATATTGCTGATCAGATTGACCTTGATGCGATCTTATATAATCAGGAAAAAGTTATTTCGGTCTCTGCTGATGAAATAACCGCTGACCTGTTTGACGTTGACGGTGGAGCGATTCTGATTAAATCAATCGTCGGTTATGTGTCTGCCGTTGTTGGATCTAACGCAACCACTGCTCAGTTGATTGTGGATCGAGATGATTCAACTACGGACACTGAGTTTACAACCGCAGTTGCCATAACTGATGACCCTGTTGGAACCGTTTATGCCTTTTCCGATGCTAATCCGGCTGTATTAACTCCGCTGGAACCGGGTGCTACTGGTTTGTCGACATTGATGTCTTCATGGTTTTGTCCTGAAGGAATGATTGAGCAGTTGATGAGTGCTGATCCTGGTGGAGCTGCAACTGATCATATCACATGGTATATGACGTATGTACCATTGGCTGCCGGTATTACCGTAACTGCTCAGTAAGCAAGTAATCATAAACAAAATTTATAAACAAGATCCATAAACAAAATTTACAAACAAAATTAAAGGAGGATGATTATGAA